AAATAAAAGTTATATAAAATAAGCGTGTCCTAGCGCAATTTTATTCGTATATTCACGTTAAATAAATAAAAATAGTTATGGCTAAACCTAGCAAATCAAATTTACGTTTTATTAAGGATCCAGCATTAGCTCCTTATTATATTCAATTAGATGATCATTGTTACATTGCTCAAAAATCCTCATTTTCTGAGTCAGGTAAGGAATATCAAAACACTATTGGCCATTATGGTAGATTAGGAGCATGTCTTGAAGCAATTGCTCGTGATAGTGTTAAATCCAAAAGTTATGATTCATTAAGAGAATTTATAGAACGTTTTGAGGCAAAATCACACGAACTTAAAAATATTATTAAATTATGATTGAAGCATTATATAATGCGGTTGTAACAACCCCCGTAGAAATGGAGGAAACAATGTACGGAAACATTGTAGTACCTGATTTAGGAAATGACACTAATAAAACTGCTAAAGTAGCAGCTGTTGGCCCAGGATATACTGCAATGGGCGGTACTTTTATCCCAACCCAACTTAAAGAAGGAGACATTGTAGTATTACCTACAATGGGATTCACCAAATTTGAGTTTGATGGTCAGGAATATTGGATTGGTAAAGAGAATGAAGTTTTAGCTAAAATAAATAAATAATGAGTAAAATAATTGAATTTGGTCCTGACGCACGTAAACAGTTGGTTGCAGGAATTGATAAATTAGCGGATGCAGTGGTATCAACTATGGGTCCTAATGGTCGTAATGTAGTTATTTCAAAACCCGGAGAATATCCCCAATCAACTAAAGATGGGGTTACAGTAGCAAAAAGCATTTCACTAGAAGATCCTATCGAAGAATTAGGAGTTCAAATGGTAAAACAAGCTGCTATTCAAACCGCAAATGTTGCTGGAGATGGTACTACTACTTCTACTTTATTAGCACGTGAAATGGTTAAAGCTGGATTACAACATTTAAATAATGGTGCTAATGCAGTTGATATTAAACGTAGCATTGATAAAGCTGTAAAACAAACTGTAGGTAATCTTCGTGAATATGCTGAAGAAATTACATCTGAAGAACAACTAGAACAAATTGCTACAATCTCAGCAAATAATGATCCTGAAGTAGGTAAATTAATTGCAACCGCAATGAGTAAAGTGGGTAGAGATGGTGTTGTTACTATTGAAGAATCAAAATCTGGTGAAACTTATCTTGAAACTGTAGAAGGTATTCAATTTAATCGTGGTTTTAAATCACCTTATTTTGTAACTAATAATAATACAATGACAGCAGGGTTAAGTAATCCTTATATTTTAATTGCTGACCATAGATTTACTAAGATTAAAGAACTCCTTCCAGTACTAGAAGGCGTATCAGGTACAGGTCGTTCACTATTAATTATTGCTCAAGATATTGATAATGAAGCACTTGCTACATTAGTTGTAAATAAAATGAGAGGTACTTTAGCTGTATGTGCTGTAAAAGCACCTGAATTTGGAGACCGTCAAAAACTACTTCTTCAAGATATTGCTGTTTTGACAGGAGGTGAAGTATTTAGTACCGAAAAAGGGATGAAACTTGACAAATACTCTTGGGATTGGTTTGGTGAAGCCCGAACTATTAATGTAACTAAAGAACAAACTACAATTGTAGATGGAAAAGGAGACACAGAACGAATTGAAGCACGTATTGAAGAATTACAGCAACAAATCGAACAAGCGAATTCACCGTTCGAAGTTGAAAAACTTCAAGAAAGGCTTTCAAAGTTCATCGGGGGAGTAGCAATCGTTCATGTAGGTGGTAACACTGAAACTGAGATGAAAGAAAAAAAGGATCGTGTAGACGATGCTTTAAATGCTACTAAAGCTGCTATTGAAGAAGGTATTGTATCTGGTGGTGGTGCTGCTTTATTATATGCTAAGGGTGCTATTGAAGGAAATGATATAGGCTCCCAGATTGTTAAACAAGCATGTGAAAAGCCCTTTGAACAAATTTTAACTAATGCTGGTTATACTTCAGCCGAAGCTCAAATGATTGGTAAATACCAATTAGTAGATTCAGGTAATGATATCTGGGCAGGTTATGATCTTAAAACTGATAAGGTTGTAAACATGAAAGAAGCAGGTATTATTGATCCTACAATGGTAACTCGTTCAGCACTTGAAAATGCTGCCTCAGTAGCAGGTACAATATTACTTACAGAATGTACTGTAGTAGATAAACCCAGTGATCAACCTAACGCAGAAATCGATCCTATGAGTATGATGGGAGGGATGATGTAATGAAAAAAGAAATCAAAGAACATAATGAGCTAATCGCAATTAGAGTTCCACCTGGTGACAGGTGGTCTCTAGTTGATGATTCAACAGTCCATAAAACAATTACAGATGCTTTAGAAGCTTGGTTTGCTAAAACTGGTGAAAAAGCTGAGTTTAGACTTGCTCCTCTAGAAAGTAAGTTGTATGTTATACGTAATAAAGAGGTAGAAATTAAACCACCTCCAGTTAAAAAATATAACCTATATGGTGACCGCGACTAAAGATCACACTTTATTAGTTGAAAAGTATCGTTCTAAAGATTTAGATAGTTATGTTGGAAATGAACACATCAAAAAGACCATTAAACAATATCTCGGTCAAAATGATATCCAAAACCTTATTTTCTACGGTCCCGCTGGTACAGGTAAAACGACTCTGGCTAAGCTTATTGTTAATAACCTTGATTGTGATTACCTTTATATCAACGCAAGTGATGAAAGGGGTATCGAAACTATTAGAGACAAGGTTTCCGGGTTTGCTTCAACAGCTTCATTTAAACCACTCAAAGTGGTTATTTTGGATGAGGCAGATTTTCTTACGATACAGGCACAAGCTTCACTTCGAAATGTAATTGAGACATTTTCACGTACTACACGTTTTATTATGACGTGTAATTATGTTGAGCGTATTATTGATCCACTTCAATCACGTTGTCAAGTACTTAAAGTTATCCCTCCTAGTAAAAAAGAGGTAGCAGTACACCTCGCTAGTGTAATGACAACTGAAGATACAGCGTATGAAATGGAAGATCTAAAAACCATTGTAAACCAATACTACCCAGATCTACGTAAATGTCTTAACACAATACAGTTATCGACCCAAAACCAAAAATTAGTTATAGATAAATCAGTATTAGTGTCATCTAATTACATGACATCAATACTTAAAGAATTAAGTAATGCAAAACCAAAATGGCGTGAAATTCGTCAAATCATTGCTAACGCAAACGTTAGTGATTTTGAAGAGCTTTATCGTTATCTTTATGATAACGCTAATGTATATGCAAGTGGTCGTGAAGGAATGGTTGCAATTTATATCAACGAATATAGTTACCAATCCAACTTCCGTATTGATAAAGAAATCAACTGTATGGCACTCATACAAAAATTAGTTGAATTAAAATGAAAAAATTCCTAAAATTTCTTATAATTTGGATTAGTCAAAATATGGCTATACCTTTTTGGATGATAGGACACGTTCATTTAAGTTTAAATATATATCAAGACTTACACGAGATAATCGCTAGTGTAGGGATGAATATTTTAGTAGCGATTGGATTTTATTTAGATTATAAACAAAACAAATAGTCATGGATCAACAACAAATGCCAAATATTGACCTTAAAAATACAGAGTCAGTAGAACACAAAAATGGAAAAGTATGGGCTCAAGGGTTCGTTATTAGGAAAATCTCTAAATTCGTAGCAGGTACTCCTGAAGACGCTTTTATGCCTATCCCAGTCTTTTATAACCCAGCTGATGGTGAAATTTTTCAAGAAACCCTACCAAAAGAATTAAGAGATGAAACAGGTGACAACCCTCTTCGAGTGGTTGAATGAGATAACTCTCTATAAAACAGCTCCTGAAGAAATTTCGCAAGAATCGTGGGATAAATGGAATTCTTACATGATACATAGATATGTATCTATGAACATAGGCTACATTGATATAGTAAATTATGTTCAAAAGATTAATCCACAAAACAAAAAACAAATTTATTCCATCTATCGCGAAATGTTACCAAAGAAGAAAGTTTACCTCAAATATGTAAAAAACCAAAATAAAAAAAATTACCAAGAACTAGCTGAATATGTTGCTGATTATTATGAATGCTCCTTAGGTGAAGCTGATTATTATATTGATATTTTAGGCATTAGTGTTAGAAGTATTTTATGGAAAATGGGAGTAGAAGAGGATGAAACTGAAAAATTAATAAAAAAAGCATTATTATAAACAAGTTATATGAATTATTTAAATACCCCCAATGGATGGGAAATAGTTAAAGAAGAAGGCTTTAATTGGGGCTCTATAGAAAATATTAACGCTAGACGTCAGGTATACCAAGAAGTTTGGGTAAATAAATTATATGAAAAAATATTTGAGGTTGAAGAAGGAGATATTGTTATTGATTTAGGTGCTGGTATTGGTGATTTTACTTGGAGTATTAGAAATAATAAACCCCAAGCTAT